TTTCATTATGCGATGGCCAGCATACTTGCGTAAGCGATGAACGGGTTGTCTAGCGGTTATTCCGCATAGTTCTCTAAGCATCTTCGGGAACTCGCGGGTAATGCGATCTTCCTGCACTTGAACAACAAGACCATCATCGCTTGTTTTGAATGACATCACTTCATTCCACCATGCCGGATCGCATGGTCTGTCTTGGTATCCCATACCGTCAATCTGCCCATCGTCCACACCCTTGGGCGACCAAATGCGAATGACCTTGTTTTCGCTAGTCTCCCAAAAGTCTCCGTACCTCGCTCGTTGGATCTCCGAGCTACGCAGACCGAGTCCGTACGCAAGTGCGTACGCTTTGTACAATTCCACGTCCGTATCCTTGAGCGCTCCGCATACTCGCTCAATGGCCATGCGTTCCCTCTCGTCCGCATAGAAGCGCTTTACCTTGTTACAGGCTACTTGCATATTCACCCAGTCCGAAAACAACGATACGGGCATTCCTTGCTTCTCGTAGAACCTGATCCATCCCTTCGAGAATATGCTTCGAGCGATGCGAACGTCATTTGCAGAGTAGTTCTTTGCATAATGCTCAGGTAAACTAAGCCCGTCTTTCTGCTTGGCGAAGATTGTCAATGGGCGCTCGTCAGGATTGGTCACGTACTTCCCAAGCACGCGCCTCATCGTTACCAC